ACCATGTGAGCGTAAAATCCATTTGTGCCTTCGCTGCTATTAATACCTCTATTCATTGTATTTCTTTTATACAATGGCCCTATTGCTCCAACTGCTCTTTTGTATGATGCAAGATTTTTAGATAAATCAATAATAGACTTTCTTAAATTACCTGGCTGTACATCATAATGTGTACCATCGTCTTTTTCCCATCCTTGCATTTTTTTATTACCAAAAGGATTGGTGCTTATTCTGTGAGGCTTACTACTTACAGGTACTATTGACTTATATATTTCTAATGCGATAGGTGTAGCTGAATCAATAACTCTACTTCTTTCAGTAACTGTACATTGCTCCATTAACTCTGCAAACTCAATCACTGCATCTGCTAAACCTACCACTCTTAATGACATTCCTTGGAAACTTCTTCTACCTGCGTAGTTAGACTTTTGAAGATCTTTAAGGTGATTTATTTGTTTAGCTGATAAATATCCCATTACACATAGTTTTGAGCAAATGAACAAAATAAATGTAAATACATATTGTCTTCACTTATCTGGATATTCTCTATTTGGTAGTATTTATCCATCCAGATAATTCTTTGTTGCTCGTTAATGTCTGTCCTATTTCGACAGGTAACTCTCACCTGGCTTAATGCTGTTATCTTGCCACCTTCTACCTCCTCCTTGTTTATTCCTTTATAATCTACTATTGCCCACACCTCGGCAAAATTACTCCATGTCTCTGTTCCAAAACCAGTAGTACCAATAGCACGAGAAACACTCTGTACTATTATTCTTTCTCTCAACTTTCCTATTTCTTCTTTCTTGTTGTATCTCATTAGAATAATTGAACGCGATATTGATCAAGTAAATACTCCGATGCCGTAGGTAATTTCTTTATATAATCTTCTCTATTATCGTAACCATCTGCTATCATCATTAATACAGCCTGTCTTATCTGCATTGGCACTCCAGATGGCTCTGTGCTATATCCTGCCGTGTATGTAATTGTTACATCATTAATATTACCGTAAAGTGTAGGCCATGTAGAACCGTATGCTAAAGCTAATCTTCCAGGCTTTAAAAAAGTATCTACAACATAATTAGCGGAATTGTAAGTTTGAACGCTATTAACTCCATCGTTATATTGAAATAAACTAACGGCAATTACTGGAGAAACAGATAAATAAATAGTAGGGTTATTAAGCCTATCTAACTTCTCTGTTATTGTTTGTGTAATTAACGCTTGATTTAGATAACGCTCTGCAACTTCACGAGCTGACTGCAATAAAGTAGTAATTAAAGTATCGTCAGCAGAAGTATCTACTTTGAGATAATTCTTAACTTCATTTAATGTCCAAACTTCTTTAGCAGGTGCCGTTGTTACTTTCCAAGCCATCTTTATATTTTTAAGTAGGGATGGATATTACTACCCATCCCTTTACTATCCCCTATTATTTACAGATTCTTCAAGTGCTTAATTGCAGCAGTCTGAATTAATTTACCATCAAAACGAGCGTACATTAAGAATCCTAACTCCATCTCATCCATAAACCTTTCACGCAATGGCACAAGGACATTGTTAGCTACCTGGCGAATGATGTACTTAGACCAATCTCCAAAGAAGATTATCTTTGCATCAGCAGCCTGTGCAGATGGAAGATCATTGTTTATAAAGAAATTATAACCCAATAATCTATCTGGTGTACCTTCTCTAAGAGATGGTTGAAACAAAGTAGTGTTGTTAGTGTCTAAGTTTAACTTTCTAACTGCACTCAAAATCTGGTCATGCATCATAAATGCAGCAGATGGTGAGTTACGGTAAGCAATGTCAACTGAATGTACAAGCTCAACCAAGTTAGCAGCAGTAAAGGAACCAGTAGCAGCAGATTCAACACCAGAAGGTGCTACGTCTCTGAATCCTGTTGGTTTACCAGAACCATCACCAGTTGTAAATGCAGTGTTTAAGCCACGACCTAAACGCTCACCTAACATTATTGGTAACTCTGTGTTTAATAGACCAAACTCGTCATTTGCCCATTCAACAGACACTTTTACAAGTGTGTTTAAAACGTGAGCTGAAAAAGTCTCTCTTGTAAAGGTCATGTCCTGTACAGTAACCGCTCCACCTTCAGTGTGCCATGAACCTGCAGTAGCAGTATCATTTACTTTTGGCCAGTACAGTGTACCTGCCTGTGGAGTAGTGATGATACGGCTAACCTGTAGCATTGGGCCGTAGTAAGCCATTGTCTTCTCCAACTCATAAGAGAATTGGTAAGGAATGACATATCCACCAGCTAATCCACTTTCAGCAGTTGTAATCGTTGCAGTTCCACGCATTTCTCTAAGCATTGATTGCTCATTGCTTGTCAAATCACGCTTTGCAAGAGCTTTCATAAATGCTGTGTGATACTCTGGTGACTTTACAATCTCCCTTGCATCTCTTGGCAAATTATTAATTGTCTGCTCAACTGCATTAACACCTCTCTCCTCCGTGTTAATGTCATTCCATCTTTCAAGTCTTGAAATTTGGTCTGTATAGTTTTTAAAGTTAGCATCTGCTGCATCCCATTGTGCCAATTCCTCGGCATTCATTAGACGTCCTTCGCCAGCTGCTCTCTTCTGCAAGTCTTCCATTATAGCATAATCGGAAGCCCGCTTTTCTCTTAGCAATTTAGAGTTCATTATTTTGTTTTTAATTTAAGTAAGTGCAGGGCGTTCCTGCGTAATTCATTTTGTATATTAATTTCTGATTCAACAGATATATCAATTACTTTTTGCAAATCTTCATCTATTTGCTTTGTAGCATCGTATCCTCTTTTTGCAACCATTGTATCTGGGTTAGCAGGATAAGTTACCGGAGAAACATCATACACTTTTTTAATAGAACGTATGACTCTTTTTGGTTTCATTCCCGATCTTTCTTGCCAGTCCTCTGCCTCTACGGTAAAGGCAAAACTACTTTGGTAAACATCACCACGTTTTACCATTTCAAGCAAATCATTGCCTAATGTAGTATTTGGTGCCTCAAATTCGTACTCCATCGCATTGCCTGTGACATTTAGCTTTAATGTGCCGCTGCTTGTTCTTGCCAATACCATGTTCATGTCATGATTAAACAAAGCAACTACATCTTTCATGTCAGCTTCATTCAATGAGTCAGATGACATTTCCTCATCATACCATCCCATGTCATAGGAAGAGTTAAACACTGTGGCAGTACCAAAGATAGTACGGCTTTCTGGTTTAGCCCTTAGTTCAAAATTTATACTTCTCTTTTCCATTGTTTCTTCTTTTGACCTTTCGTCTATTATTTTATTAGCCGTTCTTTCTGCCCAGGGCAACATGGTTGAACCACCCCAAGCATCATACATGATAGAACCGCATATTTCATTATCATCTTCATCAAAATATTTGCCTTGGTCATACACTTTAGCACGACTTAAAAAGCTATATGTGCGTATCACTTCATCGTCCGATAGTTCTTGTCTGCTTGACAACTGCTTAGCTCTTGACCAGCCCACGGAAGTCCCACACTGGCTACCATTATCTTCTTTATGCTGCAATGCTTTCTTTGCGGCATTAGTTGCTGATTGAGGATAATTACTGTACGGCATCTGTAGTAGGTTCTATTTTTATGTTTGATGCTAAAGGCAATTCATAACTATCTCCACCGGTGTAAGGATTCATATTTTCCTTAATCCTAATCTCATTAGGTGACATTGCCAGTACATTACGCATCGTAGTATAATAAGATGATCTCGCTGCTATATCGCCACGCAGTAATCCATCAAGATTAAAACGTGTACAATAAGTGTACTTTTCTGCCTCAAAAAATATCTTCCTATTAAATTCTGCCTCTATCGTTTCACACAATGGCATAATGGTATAGTTTACAAACATCTGGCTAAGTTGCTCCATGTTGCCAAATGTTGCCTTTTCCATATCTTCTAAAAGAACACCTGGCACACCAGTTATCCTTGCTATGTCAGAGATAGTAGCTTTCTTTGTTTCGTTAAATGCTGCATCGGCAGGATTAAGACCTACTTTCTGAAAGTCCATGCCCTCCTCTAAGATTGCAGTACCTCCAGCGTTTTGACTTCCACCAAAAGCACGGTTAAAGCTACCTTTTAATCTATCGTATGCCTCGTTAGTTAATCTTCCAGGATGTTTTAAAACACCATTTAAATGAGCTCCATTTTTGTAAAAGTTAGCACCGTAATTTCTATTAGCTAAAGCTAACCCAAAGTTGTCACGGTGAACGTCTGGCACTAACAAAGCCTTAACACCATCCCATGCAAGGTTAGGTATATAGATGATATTTTCACCTCTATATGTCTTGTTGTTTTCCTTATTCTTGAAAATTAATTCATTCCTACTATTATATCCTAATTCCATTTTAGTAGGATTTAAAATAGTAAGGCTGTTTATCCTTGTAGTTATGCTATTCCTATTGATGGCTGCGTAAAATGCACCATGAGCCAAGTAATGCAACACCATTGTTTTGTAAAAAGTGTGTGACGTATATAACTCCGATGGCTCTCTTGATATTATTTTGTAATTAGGATGTTCGGTTGCAATTCTTGTGCCACCATTATCCAATTTTTCTATAATGTCAAAAGGAATAGATGCAACAACACCTCCAAGTATTTGTGTAGCACGGTAAAATGCAGGAAGACCTATAATTGAATATTCATCCACCGCAACACCAGCTGCAGATCCTCTTTGAAATAATGCGCCTAATGTATCACCGTTTATTGGTGTACTTGGATTTTCAATACTGGCACGAGTATTAGAAAAAAAAGACCGCATGGAGTTAATTATTCCCATGCGGCAAATATAAACCAAGATAGTATGAAGTAATGGAGTTATGGTAACATCTTAAACAAATCGCATTACCATGTAATTGCTTTTTGCTTTTCTAAAACTTTCGTAGGTCTTATATTTCTCATCCAATCCAAACTCATCTCTCTCTTCCTCCAATTTTATCCATGCCTCTTGATGTGTACGACATTCTCCGGATAACTCGTAAAACCTATGAAAATATCCGCTTGTTGAATTAATTTGTCTAACTTGTTGAGCGTACTCATGCTTTGCCATTAATTTTTCCATAATTAAAAGGTTTTTATTTTAATTAGGTACATTACAACATTAATAATCCTTGTTCTCTTTCACCAGATGTGTAAATAGTTGGTCTATCTCCTTGCATTATCTGTGCGTATGCCATAACCATAGCAACAGGCCCATCTACCTTCTCTGTTGATTTTGCTTTATCTATTTTTATATTTCCTGCTGGATCAAAACGCAACATAACATTTGTCATCA